CTGAGCGTTAGCAAATAATCTATCTTGTTGTGATAAGGCTCTATCTTCTGACTGCATCCACAACTGTTGATTCTGTTGGTTAATAGCCATAGACTCTGCAAACTGTTCAGGGTTAATGTAACCACCGCCCTCAACTCCTACGCCAGCACCAAGCCTGCCTGTTCTAAACAAGCCATCATTCAGCTGAGACTTACGCTGATCCCTTGACATATCAAGAGAACCAAGCATGTCAGAATAATATGCATCACGAGCTTCTCCTACATCATAGCCAGAAGCCTGGTCAAACAACCCTGCTCCATACTCTAAGTAGTCATCCCCAAGTTGAGCATACCAGTCAGCACCCTCAAGTGCAGCCTCACCTGCATCGTAAAATTCATCCCTCTGTGCGGCTAACCTAGGATCTAGTGTACCTTTTACCTGCCCTGACCTTGGATCATACGAGCTTGTTCCAAAACCTGTACTAAGATTGGTAGATTGGAATCTTAACCTAGGCGGTTTCTTCTTCTTACTCATAGTTTTCTCCAAATGTAAACATCATTACCTTCTTCCGTTATATACTGTGCCTTTGTGAAGCCTACTAATTTTACAAACTTAATATACTTCTCATCTTCTCTGTCATAAATCTCTACATATACAGGTAGAGCCTGTTTACTTGCTAATTCGTATATTGCTGGCACTACTTTCTTTCTTGCTTCCTTGTTCCACTTATGAAAATCTATATGACAAAAGATTCCCTGATCAGTGTAGTCAAAGTAGATAGACCATAGTACATCTAAGTGTACAGGTATAGCTAACTTGACATCATAGTTTATAGTTTCATAATATAACATAGTGCATAGTATGGTGGTAAATTGGCATCAGTACCTGTCACGCCCTCAGTAGATATTGTACCTCCACCTGCAGTTGTTGTAGCAGTACTAAAATTAATACTACGTCCACCACCATCATTACGTCCAGTGAGTAACCACCCCGAAGTTCCTGGAGAAGGAACAGTAACTGATCCTGCACCAGCAACAATCCCCATTGCAGCAGAACTAAATCTTGTATAAGTTATTCCAGATACAGAGTGAGAATGTGATACGTTGACTGCATCTTTACTTCCTCCAGTATCTCCAACAGAGTAAGAGCTTCCAGTTCCAGCACCAACTACAAATCTATCTCTTAAGTCAGGAGTACCTGCAGTACCATCACATAGTGTAAATCCAGAAGGAATAGTTCCCTCAGAGCCTGACCACATAATAATACCACCAGCAGGAAATCCATTAGCTATAGCAAAAGCTGTAGTAGCTATTTGTGTGTTGTTAGTACCTGCTGATGCTGTTGGTGCTAATGGAACTCCAGTAAACGTTGGACTATTTGAGTCAGTCTTAGTTCCTATTGCCGTAGAGATAGCATTAAACTCAGCATCTATCTCTGACCCTTTAATTATCTTAGCAGGATCACCTGTGAGCAAGGCATCCTTTGCAAAGAAGTTAGTTGCTTTAACATAGTTAGCCATTTAGTTTACTCTTCCCATTTTAAAATATACAGTTAATTGTTGAATTGCTACAGGTGCTCCCTCAATTGGAACCTCTACTCCGAACTGTAAGAACTTCCCAGAGCCTCCTATATTTAATTGTAATTCATTAATAGCTGTACCTGCAGTAAATTCATTTATATTATACTCTGCTAAATTGTACTCAGAGCTACCTCCAGTAAAGTCTTTAGTATAGGTACGTGATTCAAATACAGTGTTATAATCAAAACCATATTTAAAAACTATATCTTGAGTACCAGATGCAATAAGAATTGCTTTAGTCTTCTTTAATATCTTAAGCCTATTAGGAGCACCAATGTCTGTGTTCTGAGTAAAGTATTCCATACGGTACCCTTCACCATCATCTGTATACCCAGTATACCTAGCAATACCTCCAGCCTCACCATAATATAATGTATTATCTTCGGTCTCTAGTAGTGCTTTAGGGGTAAGCCCAGACCATATGGTAGTACGAGCAGATCCGTTTTCTAGTAACTTACGCAAATCAAAGTATATTATGTCTTTAAGTCCTGGTAGTACTAGGAGGTAGAACCCATCTCTCTCATAGTATATACTTCTTATAGTAGACTTATCTTCGCCTGCAATATAACTGATTAGATCGTCTCTAATGTTAAGAGACAACTCTCTCATTGGTAAGGATTTTTCTGTTATAATTCTTTTAAGACTCATCAACCCAGCATCAGATAAGAAAATTAAATCATTACCTGTAGTCTGAATAGTATCTCTTGCAATACAGCCAACTCCTGTAATAACATCTTGTAGTGCTATATTAGTAGGATCATCTGCATTCTGGTAGATTACAATATTATGTTTACAGAAGACGATTAAGAATCCATTGTGTGATGCTAGTCCTACAACCTCATCATTGTTTCCAACTACAGCAGCTACATTTAATGTACCACTACCAGTACCAGTGAAGGCAGTTCCATCGAGTAGTTGACTATAAAAGATCTGTGACTCTGCACCAGTAATTCCTGCGATCCAGATTCTGCCATAAGCTGATAGTACTGTGTCAGGATCACAAGTAGTAACTCCAGTAGGTACAGCACCATAACCTGCTGTGCCTAGTGTCTGCCACTTGTATGAACCTACATCATTCTCTCGTCTGTAGACTAACATAGCAGCACCATTCTGTGCTGCAAAACCATGCATGTTACCACCTACACCAGTACCATCTGCTAGCTGTGCAAACTGCCATCTGTTCGTTGTATAGGTAGGCTGAGTAGCTAGCTCCGCTGAAACACCTGCTGATTCTACGTCATAGATAGGTGTTGTTGTTAGTGTTGTAGTTCCTGTATATAGCTTGCCATTACCTGCTGAAAATATAGTTGATATTCTATCTTCGTCTAGGAACTCAAACATACTATCAATAGTTGCGGTAGTCCCTAAATCTCCAGGTGTAGTAGTAAGCATACTCCATCCTCTACGACTACCAAGTCTACCTGATTTATCAATGATACAATTAATAGCCTTAGTTGCATAACCACTATCTAAAGTGACACCAGCCTCTTGCGTGTTTAAACCCAAGAAGCCCAGTGTTGCATTGGATACGGCTTGTAACTGTCCTGGCATTAACAGGCTCCCCAAATAATTTCTGTTGAATGTCGACCTGCTTCTATAGAGATAGCATCACTTAATCTAGAACGAAATCTTTGCTCTTGTTCCATGAACCCACCATCATCTCCTCGTTCAGAGATGGCTCTAGCTACTACTCCTTCAGCTATTATGTCTCCAGAAAGTAATACTTCTGTAGAATCTAAGGATAGTTCTGCTTGGGGTACAACACAGTTTACTTGTATTGAATACTCTTGATCAGGTATAGGATATACATCCATGTTAAGTTCACCTGAAGAACTCCTACCATTAATAGCATAATAGAAAGGTTCTCCTGTAGTTGGGTTTGCTCCTCTTAACTTACTAACAAACCAGTCCCTAGGACGCTCCTTCAAGAAAAAATCTTCTGTATTATTCCATATATCTAGTAACCTAGTTCCAGAGTTTGTCCCTGTTATGGTATAGTTAGATGTTCCGTTTACAGTGAGGACAGTCTTAATGGTTCTTAGACCTTCCCAGTTCCAAGCTTCTTCCATCTCAGTCTTAACATCATTAACTAACTCACCTATAAGTTGAGAGTACGGAGTCTCACTTACAGAAGTAACTGTATTCTCTCTAAGCTTTAGCAGAACTTTGTTTACTATCTCTAAGTATGTCATCTTTATCTATTCTCTAGTTTAAGTATATAGTTACCTAATGCTTTAGTGTTATCTCTATCTAAGCAGATACCACCATCACTTTGTTTCTGAATTTGAAGTGTCGGCTTCGTTGGTCTTGGAGTTACTAGATTCGTCTGACACCCCACCAAAGTGATCATCAAACCACTCAGCAGGATTAGCTTCAAGTTTATTTCTATCACGTTGATTGATCCTTTCCTTAATAGCTTTGTATGCTGCTCCGACCAATTCGACAAGTATGCCAAACCATTTCATTATACTTTAGGGTCTTTCTTAAGATAGCCATAAACTGAGATGATTGCACCAACCGCAGCCGTTACGGCTACTTCAAAACCAGCCCAGTCAATGCCCCAGTCTTTACCAAAAGCTGCTGCTAATGCACTAACCACACTAATTGCAATACCAATATAGGTTTTATATCCGTTTAACATTTCTTGTTTCTCCTGTTTAATAATCTCTTTTAAGAATAAATCTTGCTCGATCTTTCTGCGGTTGACCAAGCCTTGTATTACAATTCCGTTATCGAACTTCCACTTGGGAAATTCATTTGCTGCACCCGAGTAATCTTCAGAGTTAAGTTTCTTAAGAAAAGTACTCTTGAGAAATTGATCACCTCCTATGTTATAAACGAATGACACCACAGCGTCATACTGATTCTGGTTGAGGGGAACTTTAACAAGATTTTGTACCTCCCTTTCATATACTGGAACCATTCGTCTTAACAATAAGTCTGCATCTTTTTCAGAGATAAACTTATCATCTAGAGTAACTCGTTTATTATCTAGGTAGTGTGTAGCACCATACCCAATTGTGGGAACGCCACCACCATCTAGGTAGGGAGCTCCTCTAAAACCTTCTAGGTCTTTAATTAATTGTAGTCCTTTTTCACTGATCTTCATTTAATTGTTCTTTCTAAATGTAATAACCGTGCATCTTGTTCACGCGCCTTGCGTTCCCA